TTTGCCGCACCAGTTAAAGCACCACCTCCACCACCACCAGATGCAGAAATAGGAGATGAAGCACCAAAAGTAGATGTTGCACCATCGCCACCTTTAGTACCTGGAGAGCCACTTGTTCCTGAACCTCCACCACCTACAGTTATTGGAACTGGAGAACCTGGAAATGGGTGTCCTGGAATATCTCTTAAACCCCCAGCACCTCCTCCCGAGCCTCCTCCTCCGCCGCCGCCGCCTCCAGCGACAACTAAAATTCTGCCAGATGATAGTGTTGGGTTAAAAGTTCCAGGTGAATTGAAAGTTGTAACTTTATCTCCTAAAGTTGGGTCGTTAATTACACCAATAATTCCACCATTTCGCATCGTTAATTAACCTCCTATGCGTCGTCTAATACTTCATATGAAATAAATAAATCTAAATCAGATGCGGCACTAGCTCCACCTTTTAGTACATCGCCCTCCATTAAATATATAGGTGTGTCTACTAATACCAATGTTGCATCGGCGGGTACTGCAACTGTTTTTGCTAAATAAACTGTTGCATCTGCTCCTGTTGGTGTAATTCCACTTGCTCCAGCAGTTGTTAAACCATCAACAAAAAGATCAACAGTAGCTGAATTTGTTCCGTCTACGTTTGCAACTGTAATTCTATTTATTTTCATAATTTTATCTGAATCTACTGTTACCAAAGTATCAGTTGCTGTAGCTGATAAATTAAATCCTAAATTACCACCATTTATTGTTGCTACATTTACTAAATTTGGATTTGCCATAATTATCTCCTTTTATCCGAAAATTAAAGCCATAGCAATAGCTTTTCCTGTTGAAACCCCAGCTGTACTAAAACTTAAATTACCTGATCCATCTGTTGTTATTGCTTGACCTGAACTTCCATCAGAACTTGGTAAAGTTAAAGTTAAGTTTGATGCAATACTATTAGCCGCTTTTAACGCTACATAATTTGTACCATTATCTGTATCTTCAGGTAATCTTATTTCTGCACCAGCTGTAGAATTTCCTGTTATTGCTAATGGAGACGCAAGAGAAACTGTTGAATCTATAAAATTAATTGTATTTGCAGATGTATCTATAGTAGCAACAGAAATATCGTCTGAGCCATCAAAAAATTTTATTGTTAGACTGTTTGAACCAGCATTTGTTGTATCAAGCCAGAGAGTTCCTGTAGTTGCTGAACCTGGTCTTGATGTTCCTGAGTGCATTGAATTCAATGCCGATAAAATGTTGTTTAATTCAGTACGGAAAGCACTGAAACCTTGATTTGCTAAACTTACATCTGATACCTGAGCCATAATAAATATATAACCTTTCTTTTTTAACTTTGCAATCCGAAACCTTTACAAATATAATCAAATGAACGGTCAACTGCCGCACCACTTGAATTTACAAAAGCAATAGTGAAACCATTAACAGTTTTTGAAGTAATTGTAAATGTATCTCCCGAAGCCATATTTTGAGCCGCAATACCCAAAGCTGGCACTTCAAAAAATGGATTTGTAAATGTTATTGTTTTTGAACCCGATGAGGTCGTTAAATTACTTTCTGAGAAAGTTCTTTCTTCCATATTTAATTTAATAGCAATAGATTTTACATTACTAGAGGTTTGGTCGTCATCATTTGTAAGTTTTAATCTAAATTTAGCAAACTTAAATTTAAAAGTTGCAGACTGTGTTATATCTCCAAAAGATGTGCAATCTGCTAGTGAGGTAGTAGATGTTGCTATTTGTACTCTATGAAAAGCGTGTAATTGTTCAGTTCCATCAAAAGGTGCTTTAGCTGAATCAAAAAATAATGCACCCCTACCCGAATCAAATAAATCATAAGGATTTTCTGCATCAAGAGTAATACTTGGCACAACATCTCCATCGTATATTTCTGTTAATGATATTGAGTTTGAAAAATTGTAAAATCCTTTTTCGTCCCTATTTTTGTTATTAAAATTAGGATTTGAAGTTGAATCTGTACCACCTAATTCAAAATCTCCCGTAGGGCTGTCAAAATTACCAACTGTGTCGTCAAAATTAGTAACTGTATCAAGTGTAATAATTGTGTCCCCAGATGCGTCTATTTTTACAGCTAATGGTAAAGTTTCGTCCATTTGATCGGCTCCAGTAAATATGTTTGGTGTTTCTGTAAAAGTAGCTACTGTTTTATAAGCCTGTATTCCTGATATATTAGTTGTTATTATAGTTTCATTTGCAGAACTATTGCCGTTTTTGTCCACCGCTTTTATAAGATAAGAACCCGTTCTTGCCGGAACTATTGCTGAATCGCATTTTCTTCTTGGACATCTAACTAAATTAGTTGAGTTGTTCCATACAGAACCAGTAAGTACATCTTGAAACCTTATGTCATAAAAAGAAATATCAAGATCGCTATTTTGGCTTGGAGGAGTCCAAGTCAATTTCATGTGATGTTGTCCATGCAATTCAACAGCAAAATCTTCAACATCAGAGGGAACATCAACACCTCCTACAATTTTTCGAGTTGCTGATACAAATGTTGATTTGGCGTTAATAGTATTTATTGCCCTGACCCTTATTTGATATGTCGCCTCATCTATTACATTTAGATGTTGATAATTTAGTATTTTACCAGTTGCTATTTCTCTAAACGAATCACTCACAGCATTTCCATCAGGGTCTAAAGTTTGTTTAATCTGTACCTCATAATTTTCAACAAATTTATCAGGTGAAACTCCAACAGTTATTAACAATCTTGTTATAACTATACCATCTGCATATTCGATTAATTCATCATCTAGTGAAACACTTGCTGGTGGTTGGACACTAAATGGGTTTGGTAAAGTAGTATCAGGAATAGTAGCTGGTGCAACTTGTGTACCAAATGTGTAATAACTATCTTGATGTTCAGATAATTGTAAAGATATTGTATGATCTGTATTTATAACCATTCCTTGAACACGAAATGGCTTTGCTGAAAAACTTGGTGTTGCATGAGTTATATTTACAATATCTCCTATCATTAAATCTAATGCCGTTGCATCTGCTTTAACATTTATATCTAAACTTGTTCTTGATCTTCTTAAAATTATTTCTGCCATTTCTTGTGCTTGGTGTTGATTAGTTAGCATAGAAAAATCAAAACGACCCTCGAGTGTTAATCCACCATCAGCAGTTTGCATATTAGAAAATGTATCATCACTCGCTAATCCTGTTTCATCAACAGGGGGAAACTGTGCAGTATCTGATTGAAAAGATTTATTTGGATTAATAAAATTGACTATAACTCTATTATAACGAGAGTTTTTATTTTTACTAGTAACTTGTATTCCTCCAATAATATTATCTTCTGTAAGTGTTATTGAAGCTGATCCAGAAGATTCAACTAATATTTTATATTTACCACCACTAAAATTTAAAAATGATCTTGTTCCTCTTACAAAATCACTTACGTTTTCGATAGCTTTTTTCGAAGTATCTACAACAGGGTGGCTATCCATTAAATCAATCTGACTTGCACTAGTAAATGGTGTTATACTTGTATCACAAACATCACCAGCTACTTGCCAATCTGCAAAATTAGGATCAAAGTAACTATTTTCTATTGCCATTCCAAATCTTTCATTTCTTAAATAATCTAATAATTGAAAAATACCATTATCTGAATATTCCCAAGTTGAAGAATCATCTTTCCTATGACTACCACTACCACCCGTAACTGTACTATCTAAATTTGGATTGTAAACTTTTCTACCCTTTACTATAGCATTAACAGTAGGCAGAGAACCAAAAGCATCTGAGTTCCATTTAAATTTAAGTGCTATGTACGCCAGCCCGCGTAGACGATGGTTTGATGTCCATGAGGATAATTCATCTAATAGACTAGATGCACTTTGCGAATCAGTTCCATAATGAGGTTCAACAGTAATTAAACTTTCAGCACTAGAATCAGCATCAGGTGCTTTAAAATAGTTTGCATCTGAACTTGCAACACTTCTTTGAGTATTATCAGCTATATCGCCATCAAATGTAACTTCATTATCATTAACAAAAATTTTAGTAATATCATCTATTTCGCCCTCTGAAACAATAAGAGCCATATATAAAAATTCATTATCAGTACCACTTGTTTCTAAAAAAACTACATTACCTCCAACTTTTCTCGTACCATAAACAACAGGGATATGTGCATTTGAACTAAATTTATTTACTAATACGCCTTTAGCATTTTGATCGGCTAAATTTTCTCCAAAATCAGGTATTTCAGGTATAGGATTAAGCCAACCAATAACATCTTCAACAATTTCTACTACTATATCAACAACATCAGTAATAAGTTCTACGACTGACTCAACAATTTTACCCATAGTACCTCCATGAACCACCCATAGAATTAAAGCCTAATTTTTTAAAAACTGCATCAAAACCTTGTGCTGTTGAAATATATAAATAAATAGGCAAATTATCTGCATATTTTTTTACAGATTCAATAACTCTTTTTACTAACGGGAAATTTCTATACTCTTTTTTAATATATATAAGTTGTATTTCAACAAGTTGTGATTTACTAAAAAAATATTCTCCTTTTGAATACATACAACAACCTATAATTTTTTCTTCATCTAAATCTTTTATACATATTATTTTGCCAATTTTTAAAATATGTTTTATGTAATTAGTCAATTTTATCTCATCAATTTCAGGAAAATTTATTTGCTCAAGTTCTGTTTCTTTTAAATAAACAATAAGATTATAAATTTCTTCAATGTTTTTTTTTGTAGCAGTAAATAAATTAATATTCATTCCCTACCCCATTTTACATCTTTAACAGTCAAAGCCGCAAATTCCATGCCTTTATCACCACTAAAAAATCTTTGTTGAGAATTATCTGTTGTAGTTCTTCCATTTACTTTACTAAAATTTCCCCAATGTGAAGTAACACTAAGAATTAAGTTTGCAGTTGAAGTATTATCGCTGATTTTGTATTCTTCTATTGTTCCATAAAATAATAAAAATGGATCGTTAATTAAAGAATTATTACTATCTAAATATCCTCTATAAATATAAACATCATCATTAATTATGTTTTCGTTCAATGCTATTGAAATATAAGTTTGGTCAACTCCTGATAAACTTAAAGATAACGTATTTTTTGTAGGTTTGTTTGTCTCGCTAACGCCAGTAATATTTTTTAAATGTCCATTTGCAACATAAGTTCTTGATGAACCTGATACACTTGATGTAATATCAAAAGGTGCGTTAGTTAAATAAACTGGTGTTCCAAACTCTATTTCAACTAATAATACTGGGTCAATGACCCCTGTTGCTAGTTCTGTCTTTACCGAACTGGTTAATCCTCTTGCCATTATAAACTCTCAATAACATCAAATTCAAAATTAAAAAGTAAATTGCCATCTTTATCGTTTGCATTTGTTTCAAACTCTTGCATATCACTATTTAAATGAACTTTTACTGGTACTGATTTATAAGTAACAGAACTATTATCAGCTAATGCAGTTCTTAATGGTGGTTCTATAGTGACAGTTGCGGCGTTACTAGATGAGGTAACATCTGCTACCACCATATATAATTTATCGTGTGCAAATTTAATTATATCTCCAGCTTTAAGACGACCAGCCGAGTCTCCAGCAAAAGCATCAATAGCAATAGTTGTATCTCCGACTGCATGAGACCCATTTACTAATAAAGTTCCTGTCTCGTTACCTTGACTGTCAAATGTAGTTGGCAAAGTAATTGTAAAATCTTCCTTACGACTTCTTTGTTTTATTATAAAAGCCATAATTGGTGCAAAATCTGCACGAGTCATAGGTGGGTATGAAATAGTAAAACTAAACCTTTGTCCTTGTACTTGTCTCCTAAATGTTTTGCCACTATCAGTTTCACTAAATAAAGTTTTTTGATT